AATTATAACCCAGATGCTCAAAATGATGACTTAGATAAAGTTATGACCAAATTAGCTTGTGGTGATCTGAATACTGAAAAACTGTTATACCAATCAATCGGGTATAGTTTTTATCGCAGGAACGAGTTACGCAAAAGTTTCTTGTTTACAGGTAATAAGCGAAATGGAAAATCAACCTTTTTAGATATGCTTAACACACTACTTGGTGAAGAAAACGTGTCGAATATTGACCTGTGTGACATTGGACATCAATTTAGAACCTCTGAAATTGAAGGTATGTTAGCTAATATCGGTGATGATATAAATGACGAATATATTTCAAATACGTCAATATTTAAAAAAGTAGTATCTGGTGAAAAAGTTACCAGTGAGCGGAAGAATAAAGACCCTTTTAAACTTTGCAGCTATGCGAAGTTCTATTTCTCAGCTAACTCAATTCCACGTTTAGGTAAAGGTAAAGATTCTGACGCAGTTATAGACAGGTTGGTAATTATACCTTTTGACGCCACGTTTGATAAAAATGACCCAGATTATGACCCATTTATTAAATATAAGCTACGTAAAGAACCAGTTATGGAAGCTTTGATAGCTAAAGCTGTGTTGGCATTACGTGAAGTTTTATCGGACCAAGGTTTTGTAACTTGTGAAAAGGTGATCAATAATATCTTGGAATTTGAACGTGCTAATAATCCGATCTTGGAGTTTTTTGAAGAGTTAGATGAAGTGGACTATTTAAATGAACCAATTAAAGCCGTTTACCAAAGATACAACGCTTTTTGTATTTCGAATAACATTAAACCATTATCGGCATTAGAATTTCAAAAAATGTTTAAGCAACACTTTAATTTAACAATCAAAACAATCACTTGTGAGGGTAAGAAGATGAGGGTATATCAATATGAGAAACAGTAACTTAGTAGAAGAGAATATATCATTTGTTTACTACTTGATAAAAAAATATTACCCAACATACATTGGTGATGAGGATTTAGCACAAGTTGGTTGTTTAGCGTTGTGTAAAGCGGCTGATACTTGGGACGAAAGTAAGTCAAAGTTTAGTACTTATGCAAGTAAATGTATTCGAAATGATATTAATAAAGAGTTGAATCAGCGTAAAAAACAGTCTGGAGTACTTTCGTTAGACTACGAAGTTACTAACGACGATGGTGATAGTGGTACTTTTGGGGATTTTTTTGTTGGACAACAGGACGTTGGATTTGTAGACATTGAGAGTTTAACTAAAAGCTGTTCCACGATTGATTTGGAAATTATAAATTTAAAAAAACAAGGTTTGTCAGCGGTTGAGATTGCTGACAAGTTAAATTGCAGTTCGCAGGTTATACAAAAAAGACTACGTAACATTATTAGAGTTTGGAGGGATACAGTATGAGCGAATTGGAGATTAAAATCAAATATCACACTAACATTGATCCAATCAAAAAAGTTGTAAACGGCGATTGGATTGATTTAAGGCTCGCTGAAGATGTGGAATTAATGGCTGGAGAGTATAAGTTATTATCGCTTGGAGTGTCTATGGAGTTACCTGAAGGTTATGAAGCGGTGATGGTACCACGTAGTTCTACGTTTAGAAATTGGGGTATAATCCAGGCTAATAATTTTGGTGTAATTGATAATAGTTACTGTGGTGATGATGATGTTTGGCACTTTCCAGCGTTGGCTACTAGATATGTCCAGATTGAAAAAAATAGTAGAATTTGTCAGTTTAGAATCCAACGTAAAATGGAGGATATAAATTTTATAACTGTCGACACTTTAGGGAATGTGAATCGAGGTGGAATTGGTTCAAGTGGGACGATGTAAAGATAAAGTTATATTAGTCTTGGAAAAAAGCGACCTTAAAGAACCTATGTGTAATTTAGAACAACTTTTAATTAGATACGGTGTGGAGTATGATATTCAATTAAATGATGGAAAAATGTGTTTAAAACCACCTTTTTTAATAATAAACGGTGCAATGTTAGATGAAGTTAGAAGTCTCAAATGGTTAGCGGAGGTAAGAACATGAACAAGAAAACATTTTTAAGTATTGTAGAGGGAACTAATAAAGAAGTCTTAAATGAAAATGCTAATATGAACTCAGAAACGCCGTCTGGAATGATGTATAAATTAGCTGCGGAAACCTCCAAAGCTTGTGCTACGGATTATTTATTATCGGATGAAGCTAAACAGGCAGTTAAGGGTAATTATATACATATTCATGATTTGGATTATTATCCAACCAAGTCTTTAACCTGCTTACAACATCCTCTCGATAAGATTGTAAAAAATGGATTCAGAGCAGGACATGGTGCAGCTAGACCTGCTAAGAGAATTGAAACAGCTATGATGTTGGCTTGTATCGCTATGGAAACTGTTCAGAATGAGATGCACGGTGGACAATCATTCCCAGCTTTCGATTTTTATCTCGCACCGTATGTAAGAGCGACTTACATTGAAGAGTTAGATAAGGTTAGTGAGATAACTGGTCGAGACTATAGTCAATACTACGATTATAAGTGGGATGATTTTATAATTAAAAATAGCACTAACCCAATACAGATAGCTATTAATAACACAGTTAATAGAGTACACCAAGCTATGGAGAGTTTTGTACATAATGCTAATACGATTCATAGCAGGGGAGGAAATCAGGTCGTATTTAGTTCTATAAACTATGGTACAGACACTTCTGCGGAAGGTAGATGTATTATTCGAGAATTGTTAAAAACAACTTTACGTGGCGTTGGTAATGGTGAGACTCCAATCTTTCCAATACAGATTTGGAAGTTAAAGAAGGGTGTTAGTGCAGAACCTGGTGATCCAAACTATGACTTATTACAGTTAGCGTATAGATGTACATCTAAAAGGTTTTTTCCAAACTATATAAACTTAGACGCTCCATTTAATATACACGATAAATGGAACGCTGAAGACCCTGAACGCTATCGTTACGAGTGTGCGACCATGGGTTGTAGAACAAGAGTGTTTGATAATGTTTGTGGAGAGAGAACCACTATTGGTAGAGGTAACTTGTCATTTACTACTATAAACTTAGTTCGTCTAGCGTTGGAAAGCGGTAAAGATATTGATAAGTTCTTCGGGTTATTAAATAAGTATTTAACAATTAGCGTTAGTCAATTATTGGAGCGTTTCGAGTGGCAATCCACAGCTAAAAAATACCAATTCCCAATGTTAATGAGTGGTTTGTGGGAAGGTTCAGATAAGCTAGCTAATGGTGACGCTGTTGGTGAAGTTATTAAACAAGGTACACTATCTGTTGGTTTTATAGGACTAGCTGAAGCTCTTATCTATCTAACTGGTAAACATCATGGTGAGGATGAAGCATCTCAGGAACTTGGACTACGAATTGTTAAAGCATTAGATAATGGTTGTAAAGATTTTGCTAAACAATACCAATTAAATATCGGTTTACTAGCCACACCAGCTGAAGGTTTGTCTGGTAAATTTGTACAAAAAGATAGAGATGATTTTGGAGTTATTGAGAATGTAACAGACAGAGATTATTATACTAACTCCAACCATGTACCAGTATGGTATAAATGTACAATGGCTCACAAACTTGAAGTTGAAGCTCCATATCATCCACTCACACCGGCTGGACATATATCGTATTTAGAGGTTGACGGTGATCCTGAAAAGAACATTCTAGCGGTTGAGCAAATGGTTAATTTAATGCGTAAATATAATGTCGGTTATGGTTCTATAAATCACGCTAAAGCTAGATGTTTGGATTGCGGTTTTGAAAGTGGTTCGGAGTTATTTGGTAAATGTCCAAACTGTGAATCTACAAACGTTGATGTATTAGAGCGAATAACTGGTCATCCTCAACAGAAAGCCAGACAATAACAGTAAATCCAAGTAATTGGAGTTCCTTTAATTGGACTCTGGTAAGGGTCAGAAATCAAAAAATTATTAAAGGGGTATCAAGGGATGAATAATTCAAATCTTGAGTTTAGGAAGATTAAATCGTTACAGTTTCTTTACGAAGTAAACGAGAACGGAACAATTTTTAGAAACGTTAAATCTAAAAAACAATTAAAAATTAA